GCTGAAGGATTTGAGTACACAAACGGCGGCACGTTACCCCGGCCAACCTTGTCAGTTGCCAACCTTGATGGCGCGATCACGGCGTTGTTGCTGGGCGTAAACCTGACAACCCCAGGTAACGACCTGACAGGTGCAAAGGTCAAGCGGATTAGAACGCTAAAGAAGTTCCTTGATGGTGAGTCAGCTGCTGATCCTTACGCAACGTTTCCTCTTGAAGAGTGGTTTATCGATCGCAAAGCTACTGAATCACGAGATGTTGTCAGCTTCGAGCTGGCCAGCAAGTTTGATCTGTCAAACAAGGAACTACCAAACCGTCAGGTTGTGGCCAACATCTGCCAATGGCAGTACCGCAGTTCTGAATGCAGCTACACAGGCAGCAACTACTTTGACGTGAACAACAACAGCGTTGCAACGTTGGCGCAGGATGCGTGCGGCAAACGGCTTAGCAGCTGCAAAAAACGTTTTGGCGAGAACGGAGAACTGCCGTTCGGGTCGTTCCCTGGAGCAGGACTGCTTACATGATGTTGCCGCCTTCGATCATGAGCCTGATCATGGCTCATGCAAAGGAAGAAAGCCCCAAAGAGTGTTGTGGTCTGGTTGCTGTGGTTAAGGGCAAGCGTCGTTACTTCCCTTGTAAAAACCTGGCTGATACGCCAGACGAGCATTTTGTGCTCGATCCAGCTGATTACGCAGCTATAGAGGACAAGGGTGAAATCGTTGCGGTGATCCACAGTCATCCGACCACCAACCACAACCCTTCACCAGCTGATCGTGTTGCTTGTGAGCAAAGCGGTCTGCCATGGCACATCGTCAATCCAAACACTGAGAACTGGGGCTACTGCGAGCCTGAGGGCTTTGAGTTGCCGTATGTGGGGCGGGAGTTCTCGCATGGCGTGGTGGACTGCTACAGCCTTTGCCGTGACTGGTATAGGCGTGAGTTTGGGCTTGAGCTGCGGAACTATCCACGCCGGGACAAGTGGTGGGAGCACGGCGAGAATTTGTATCTAGAGAACTTCGAGAAGGAAGGGTTTAGGCGGGTTCCGATTGCAGAGCTGCAACGTGGTGATGCGCTTTTAATGCACCTTGTGTCTCCCGTGCCAAATCATGCTGCGATCTACTTGGGTGACCAGCAGGTGTTGCATCATGTGCAGGGCAGGCTGTCTAGCAGGGACGTTTACGGCGGGTATTATTTGAAGAACACTGCCTGCGCCTTGAGGCATGAAAGTCGTTAAGGTCTACGGCGCACTGCGCGAACTGCTGGGCAGCACTCGATTTGAGTTTGTGGCGGATACACCTGCCCAGGCCATGCGTGCGTTGCTGGTTAATTATCCACAGCTTGAGCAGTGGTTAATTGATAGCGAAAAGAATGGTGTTGCTTACCGAGTAACAGTAGGCAAGCAAAAGATTTACGAGCAAGACGTATTGGGGATGGTTTTGCCGTGGAGCGAGCAAGACGTATTCAGCATTGCGCCTGTGATGACTGGCGCTGGGCGTGGCACTGGTGCGTTTTTACTTGGGGCGGTTTTAGTTGGTGTGGCGATTTTTAACCCTTATGTTGGTTTTTCGTTTGCTAAGGGTGGCTTCTCTGTGATGGGCAGTGCTGCAGTCGCTGCTGGTGGTGCTGGATTAGTGGCGACTGCAGGAACCTTAGGCATTGGTTTAATGCTGACTGGTGTTGCTCAAATGCTTTCGCCTGTGCCAAAGCCGCCTGGGCTTGCTGAAGCACCGACACAGCTGGAATCAAACAGTTTTAGCGGTGTTCTAAATACTGTTCGTCAGGGCGTTCCCGTGCCAATAGCCTATGGGCGGGTGTTTGTTGGATCGGCGGTTATCTCTGCTGGCCTTGACGTTGATCAGGTTTGAACATGACTGAATCAAAGTACATTGCAGGCGCTGGCGGCGGTGGTGGCAAAGGTGGTGGCGGCGGTAGCAGCCCGACGGAAGCAGATGATTCGCTGCAGTCAAAACAGTTTGCGAACGCTCTTGATCTAATTAGCGAAGGCGAAATTGAAGGTTTAGACGACGGCAACAAAAGCATCTTTTTTGACGGCACGCCACTACAGGCAGCAGACGGCTCGTATAACTTCACTGATTACACAGTTGTCACGCGCACTGGAACGCAAGGTCAGTCCTACATTCCTGGCGTTTTTAGCAACGTCGAGTCCGAAACATCAGTCGGCGTTGAAGTTACTAATGCCACACCAGTAGTCAGGCAGATTACAGATGACGATGTTGACCGTGTTCGGGTCACAATTCAGATTCCATCACTGCAACAGATTGAAGATGATGGAGACATTGTTGGCACGAGTGTCAGCATCAGCATCCAAGTCCAATACAACGGTGGCGGCTACACCACCGTCAAGACTGACACGATTTCAGGTAAAAGTAGTGGCTCATACCAGCGGGGCTACCTGCTGACGTTGACTGGATCGTTTCCAGTAGACATCAAGGTTGTTCGTAACACCGCTGATAACGGCACAACAAAGCTAGCCAACACAACAAATTGGCAGAGCTTTACGTCAATTATTGACGCCAAGCTCGCCTATCCAAACAGCGCACTTGTCGGTTTGCGTCTTGGCTCTAGTCAATTCAATAGCATTCCTCAACGCAAATATCTAATTCGCGGCATCAAGGTTGCGATTCCAAGCAACGCGACCGTTGACACCACAACACACCTGGGGCGGATCACTTATTCCGGCGTGTGGGATGGAACGTTCGCTGCGGCAACTTGGACGAACGATCCGGCTTGGTGCTTATGGGATTTGCTTACCAACGATAGGTATGGCGCTGGTATCCCTGAGTCTTCACTGGATCGCTACGACTTTTTTGCGATCAGCCAGTATTGCAACACCCTTGTTGATGATGGCAACGGCGGGCAAGAGCCACGTTTTAGCTGCAACCTGCTGATCAACCAACGCAAAGAGGTTTACAACGTCATCCAAGAGATGAGCAGCATTTTTAGAGGCATCTCTTATTACGGCGCTGGTTCGTTGGTCTTGCTGCAGGACAAGCCTTCTGACGCTCAGTACACGCTTGGTCCAGCCAACGTTGTTGATGGCGTGTTTTCGTACTCTGGATCGTCAGTTCGCAGCCGCCATACCTGCGCGACTGTCGCGTATCAGAACTATGACGAGCAGGGTGAGGTGTCGTTTGAGTACGTTGAAGACGCTGACGCTGTTGCTAAGTACGGAGTCAATAACAAAGACATCAAAGCAGTTGGGTGTTATTCACAGGGGCAGGCCAACAGGCTGGGCAAGTGGACGCTGTTAAGCGAGCAAGATCTTTACGAGACGTGCAACTTTGCTATTGGCATTGACTCAGGGATTGTTGTCAGACCTGGCATGGTGGTAGATATTGCTGATCCGTTGCGTGGTGGAACGCGAAGGAATGGGCGTGTCTCATCAGCCACGACGCTTCAGATCACGATTGACAGTACGACTGAACTGTCAGTCAACATGGGCAACAGCCCGACGATCTCAGTTGTCTTACCTAACGGCCTAGTTGAGACAAGGGACATTGACACGATCAGCGGTACAGCGGTCAATGTCAGCACTGCGTTTAGCCAAGCTCCAGCAGCTAACGCCCCATGGCTAATTCAAACAACTGACATCCAGTCGCAACAGTTCCGCGTCATCAGCGTTGCTGAAAACGGTGACGGAGTTTTTGGCGTATCCGCTCTTAAGTACAACGAGAGCATCTACAACGCAGTTGAGCAGGATCTGAACCTGACTCAACGCGACATCACCAACATTTCTGCATCGCCAGACGCGGTAACAAACATCTCTGCCACTGAGTTTTTGTACGAAGAAGGCGGCTTGGTGCGGACAGGTGTTGACATTACTTGGACAAGTCCTGTCCTTAACGTCAACGATTTTGTTGTCCGTTATCGCCTGAACGACAATAACTTCGAGCGCATTATCACGGAGTCGCCTTCAACGCAGGTCAAGGGCCTGAAGTCTGGAACGTTAGAACTACAGATAACGGCCCGCAGTTTTATTGGTAAGTCTGGCCCGATTACTCGTCAAACGTTTGCGCTGCAAGGCAAAACGGCGATTCCAGGCAACGTTCAAAACCTGACGCTGGAGCCGTTGAACTACAACAGTGCACGATTGCGCTGGGATGAGACCGTTGATCTTGACGTGAAAGTCAGCGGCAAGGTGCATATCCGCCATAGCAACCTGACTGATGGCACTGCGAGCTGGAGCTTTAGTACAGACCTTGTGGACGCTATTGCAGGTAGCTCAACTGAAAAGACTGTTCCGCTGCTTGAGGGTGAGTACCTGGTCAAGTTTGAAGATGACGGCGGCAGAAAGAGCGCAACAGAGGCCAGCGTCATTGTTGATCAGCCAGTTGCGCAGACGTTTTACGGCGTTGCAACGCAAAGAGAAGACCAAATAACGCCAACACCGTTTACAGGCACCAAGACCAACACGACATACGACTCAACGTATGACGCTTTAATTTTGACCAGTTCTGGCGGCAGCGTGAACTCTTCAGGTGAATACGCCTTCGCCAGCACTTTGGACTTAGAGGACGTTTACAGCCTGGATCTGGAACGTCGGATTGTGTCTCGCGGCATTTACCCAGACGACACGATTGATAGCCGGACTGCGCTGATCGACACCTGGGATGATTTTGACGGCGGGGTGGTTGATTTCGTCAATGCCGAGCTTTACGTGCGGAAGACGGACGATGACCCATCTGGCACACCGACTTATAGCGCCTGGCAGCCATTGGCAAATGGTGTGTTGAAAGCTCGCGCGTTCCAGTTCAAGGCAGTGCTGACATCAGCCGATCCAGCGCAAAACGTGCTGGTTGACGAGCTGGGCTACAAAGCGCAGATGCAGCAACGGACGGAAAGCAGCAACGGCTTTGTGGCTAGCGGCACAACGTCAGGCGGCAAAGCAATTACGTTCAGCAATCCGTTTTTCACTGGCACGACAACGTTAGGAGGCGCAAACAGTGCTTTGCCGACAGTGACGATCACGCCGCACAACATGGCAAGTAATGATTTCTTTGTTGTGAATAGTCTGTCTGGGACAGGTTTTACGGTTGAATTTTTCCACGGCAGCAGCACGATTGACCGTAATTTCATGTGGTCAGCTACCGGCTTTGGCAAGGCGGAGTAAAGTGTCAAAAGGAGTGCGCTGACGCCCTGTGGC